TTTGGAGCGTCTTTGTTTTCTTGTCTGTCTTTTAGTAATTCTTTCAATAGACCCATGTTTGCTTTTGTAGAATGGTAGTCTTCTGCATTTACTTTTGGAGCATCTTTATACTCTATGTCATGAAGTTTATTTGCGTATTCTGATTTCTTTGCAACTTCCATGTCATTTTGATATTCTTCAGTTGGCTCATTTGGCTTCCTTACTACAATATGTGTTGATGGAATCCTTAATAAGTCTGAAAGGTATTCGTGCATAACTCTAGTTGATTCTGGATAACTTGTTGTAACATCAAAAATAGTAACCATCTCGTTGCTTAGCCTTGGAAAATCCAAAGGCATAGTCATAATTGGTGTGCTCTTACCCGCGGACATGTTAGTGACTTCAAATTTTTGTAGTGCTTGTTCTAACTTATTTTTATCGATGTCTTTAGGTTCCCCAGCAATCTTTATTCTGTAGTCATATGACTTGGTTGATTCTGTTAAGTAGTCTTTAAACGTGCTCATATGCAATATTTAGTCTTTTTTAAGTAGTTTCTTCATTAATTCGTTACGATCAGATATTACAAACCCGTCGCTTTCTTCAATAGGCCCGCCATCTTTATTGCCCTGATCTAACTTCTGTTTTTTAAGTTGTAATTCTATCATTTTGAGCTTTTTGTCTATCTTGCCGCTCTTAGCATCTATGGCATTTCGTAAGAAATTTCCTGCCACCTCAAATATCCTTCCTGAGTATCTTGAGTCAACATTCATGCCTAAATCCATAAGATTTTTGTAACTTTCTTCTGCTTCAACTGCCAACTTGTCTAACTCTAGGTCAGATAGTTCGCCCAGGCCTTTTACCTGTGGCAGTGCGGCCGCTACTTTATCAAATTCAGCGTAACTTTTCTGTAAATTTTTTGCTGTTTCAGGATCAACGTTTTTCATTACCTTTGCTGTTTGATCCTTGTTTGCTCTTGCTTGTTCTTTTTTATCTACTTGTTTGAATGCATCTTTTACATTTGGTAAATTCAAAATGTCTTCTAATTTCTTTGTCATGCTTTTATTTACTTACGTTTACCGTTATGAAATAATTGTTCTTCTGATACGACCCTAAATTTTATTTTTCTTTGTCTGGCATATGCGTTTGCCGCCTCCCATTTAGCCATATTGATCACCACTTGTTTTTTCTTAGCCATACTTTTTCCTGCTGATTCCATAGTGGTCTGACTCATTGGTTTTACTTCTACCATCTCTGCATGTTTCCTACCTTCCTTGTCTTGGTATACTATAAAAAAATCAGGCACATAGACTGTGTATTTTCCAGTGAAAGGATGTCTGTATGGAATCTTAATGGACTCACTAGCCCATTGATATACGTTAGGATGTTCGTCACACAATCTCATGAAAGCATGTTCCCAACTTGATCTATATGTTGGTGTCTTTGTCCCTACATACTTTTCTTGATTTTTGGGAGAGAATTTACCCCTTGCAAACCTAGGTAGCATTAGTCTATGATATTTCTTGATACTGTCTCTTTTGTGGTCAGTGTTTTCCTAACACCTAACCTACTTGACTTGTATCTGTTGGCGTTTAATATTATTGTTATTAGTTCTGACAGCAGTGCAGGGTTGGCATAAGTCAATTGATCTAGTATTTGTTGTGGTTTGATGTTATCGATTTTTGCTTGAGACATTATTGCATATGCTGTGGACTCTGCCGCCACTCTTGAAAAATTTCTTTTTACAAAAAATGCAACAGTGCTGTCATATTCACCAACGTTAAATTGGTAGTCAGTCTCATATGCAGTTGTTGTCAATTTTTCAACTGTTTTGTCTAAAGATTCTTGTTCCTTTGGTGGAAGATTTGTGTAAAATTCAGCCATTATACTTCTGCTTTCTCTATTGCTATCTCAACATCTTGTGATTGTCTTTCAATTTTTATATATCCTTCGGTAACAAGTTTTCTCACATCAGTAATTGCTTTGCTGGTGTACACATTTTTTACATTGTCTGAAGATGCTTCGTATTCTATATTTGATTCTGCTATGGTAAGTCCTTTACGAGAAGCAATATCTCTGTAATAAAGTGCGGCCGCAATCTCATCTCTCACGTTTTCATCGTTAGTCACAAGATTGTATGACTCATCTGCTCCGAGGAAGTTTAAATTATCTACTGTTCCATTTGTAACAACAGTATTGTTTGCTTGATCATTGTTATCTGCCGTGCCTCTCGCACTTGCTATCGCGGCCCCTCCAGCCACCAATGCGGCACCAACTGAAAATTGTGCGATAGGATTAGTGATAGTCCCTGCTTGTTTGCCAACTTCCAAGACACCTTTTTTTGCAATACCTTTCAATTCTTCTTTCACATCTGATTTTTTAATTTTTTTTGCATTGTTGTATGTGTTAGATGCTGATAATATAGCACCCAGTATATTTCCCTCATTCACATTTCTTATTACCGATCCGATGCCGTCTACTACACCTCCTGGACCAAACAAACTATTAGTGCCACCACCTAATACTGTAAGAGGACTAGGTGATTTATCATAGTGGATAGTAGCGAAACCAGTTGGATGATTTTTGTTGATTATCCCTGATTTGTAGATCACTGTTTCGTATAAGATCTGCATTGTGTTGTTCAGCACACCTGCGCCATCTGCCTGATCAAGATTATCATGTGAGAATGATCCAATCACAGGATTAATTAAAGTCATAGAAGTAAATCTATGTTTGTGTAAGCAAAAAATTTCTACACCTCTCAGATAAGGGGTCTTCCTCACTTTAGGTGTGTCCATACCAAATTTATTGTATCTTTTATTTTTTCCAATTTCGTCGTAGTAATCGTCTTTGGTACTAGATATTTGCAAATCAGTATTGATAGCCACAGAGTCTGCAATATTATATTCGTAATATTTCTTCCAAAATGCATTCACTGTGTCGGCATGATCGTCATGGAACGTTATGTTCACTGGTTCGTATGCTATTCTTGTTGCCGCATACATTTTTTTATTGTATTGCGTCTTCTCCTCGTAGCTCATATTGTACTTGGGCATTTCACATGTTTTGACCAACATATTAAGTTCGAGTTTTTCACTTTGATTAAATCCATTGAAGAATAAGCCTTCATCAGTATTGAACACAACATGGAATAGAAACTTCTGTTTCGGCATCAATTTATGATTGTTGTCTAAGTACAATCTCGATGCGTGTTGGTAATCTTTCATACCTGGTAATCCGTCCTGGAAACCTTTTAGGAAGTTGTTAATGCTTGGCATACTGTTATTTATAGTCACAAAAAAAGCGCCTATAAAGACGCTTTTTTCACTTTATAATTGCTAACTTAATCTTGTGTACTACTGTCCACCACCTGTACTTAGAGTACCGATCGTTCTAGATACTGCTGTTCCGATTCCTGTTCCTGTTGGAGTTTGGATTGCATTATCGTATCTTATCGACATAGTGATAGTTGCTGGATCTGATGTTGCGTATGCTAACGTGTTGTAGTTTACATTTTCAACATATGCACCATATAGTTCAAATGTTTCTAATACATTCGGTGCACTTGCTCCGTTACCACCATCTAACATTTCAATTCTAGTTGTAAATTTGTAGTCAATACCTGATGCCGCACTTGACTGTTCAAAGAAGTCGAACTGTTTCTGTATCTGCTCACCAACTAGTTTAGTAACTGAGTTGTTCACGTCATCTCTCAATGTGATTGTGATTGGATCCCAAGTGTGTTTACCTGCAACATAAACTTTTGAGTTGTACACATCTAGTGTCACGTTGTCAAAAGTCAAGTTAGGTCTTGTGATATCAATAACTTGTTTCGTTAGTTCTGATCTCGGTGTTGATACTCCAAAATTTTCCAGGACTGCTCTAAAACGATACTGTAGTTTTGGCATCAATAAACCCTGTGATGCGGAACTCTGATCGTTTGCTAGTGGTACTGTAAATTTTGATAAAGTTGATATTGCCATCTGTTTCTCCTATTTATTCAAAATTAGTTCCCTAACTTTGCAATTTCTCCTGTGTTTTTGATTCTTAATGGTATGTAAATGAATTCAACTGATTTAATTGGCTCAATTGCTATATCCACATACAGTTCGTTTCTGTCAATCCTTGTAGGTGTATTGTTTGTGTCATCACAGACTACCAAGAAATCAAATAACGCTCTTTGTCCAACTAGTTCTAACAAGAATGATTCAACTGCTTGTTTGATTTCATTCCTTGTCAGTTCATCGTTTGGCTCAAATATGAACGGTTTAGCGATTGCATCAAGTTGTGATCTAAGATACACTGCTAATCTTGAAACGTTTATTCTATCTAAGGCTGAACTTGCCGATGTTTTTGTCAAGTTTCCGAAGTTCACAATTCCTGCACCTGAGAAGAAAGTTATAGGGTTAACTTTTACTTCATGCATTGAATCTCTCACTGACTCCGTAACAGATATTGTTTCAAATTCACCAGACGCTTGGTCAATATAACCAACTGATGTAGCATTGTCAACAACACCTCTTCTAGTTCCTGATGGTGCGAACCATGGGAAAGCGATGTTATCATTGTTTGCTAGTGTTCTCAACATCATGTGTGATGGTGGAACAACAATTGATTTGCCTGCATTGTCTGTTGTAAATCCAGATGGATAAAACACACCCAAGTAATCACTTGCACTTACTAGGCCGTCTTCACCGTTGTCTAGTGCTGATGCAGAGTTGTTTGCCCAGTTTTGTATTGCAGTTGATGTACCCTCTAGTCTTAATGGAGTATCACCAACAACAAATGCTGTGTTGTTTCTGTCTGTGTTTAAGTTAATCATGTTCGCCATTAACT